ATGGTTCTTATTACCTTTAGTTACATAGACTTACATAGTAATTACATTTCTCTAATTTGACTCTTTTTTGTATCTAAGCAGATACCCCCACCCTGATCAGCGTCCCTCCCCTCCCCCGCCCCTTCATTAGACTATGCTAATATTTACAGAGCTACATTAGACAAAGCTTATAAGGTCAATCAAGTTATATCATGACAGTCTAATATGACACGAGTGAGGATGCATGCAGGTACCCATAGGCATAAATTAAACAAGCCATGCCATGCTATAAAGTCTAACAAGTTTCCACAGGAAATTGAATATTAGATTGTACGCATATAATACATTAGACAAATCTAATATGGAAAATATCTCCAGTTGACTGCCCAACCATATTATGACTATTTAGGTATGATTAGTCACAATAATAACAATAATAATTTATTAGTTTCCATTGATACAATCTTAAATAATAATGCTATTATTAATTCATACCAATAAAGGTATTAATAAATAACTCAAAGAGTATATGATTATGAACACACAAATTACAGCACAGATTAAATCATTAGGTCAGCAAGTAACTAAGCAAGACAAAGCGATCAATAATACGAATGATTCGCGTTATGACCTTGTATGCATATTACAAACTGAGCATATTAATTTAAATGTACAGGAAACTGACATATTAATAAAACTAGAATGTTCTAAACTATATCCTAAAGGTAGTGGTAAGGAGGCTTGTCCAATTCAGAAGAAACAATTGCAAGCGGTAAGGGTATGCTTGTCAACCTATAAACGTGGTTATGATATGGATATTAAACCATTAGACTTTGATACATTCTCACAATTCCGTGCGGCCTGTTATGAAGAGACTCCGCTCACGAAAATTCAGCAGGTAGAAAAATGGTATAATTCTGACAAGGTAGAATTAACTTTAGAAGAATTGCAAGCCTTAGTAATTAAGCTTACAAACGAAGTTAAATAGTTTCCACAGGAAATTATACAATTCCCCTGTATAGTTTCCTGTACTTTATACAATGGAGTAAACCATGCGAGACTTTAACAAGAGTATTAAACCGAGCGCTGAAGTATTGGCACAAGAAAAGTTGGATAAAAATATAAGTATTTTCTTTACTATCTTAGGTAGCATTAGCGGCATAGCTATCATTATTCTATGCACTCGCGCTATGTTTGGAGGGTTATAAAATGTATATGATAATTGATTTAGGTTGGTATGCGGTAGTGTTATCTTGTCTTGTGTTGATAGGTTATATCGTTTCGACTTTAGGAAATAAATAAAAGTTTCCACAGGAAATTAATAATATAAAATTTTACATCCAGTAAGGAATTAATATGAAACAATTTTATGGGTTACAAGAAGACTTCAAGCCTAATGATAGGCGTTATAGTGGTTGCGGTAATGGGTGGGTTAGAATACATAAGGACAAAGACAAGGTTGTCGAGATGTCTTACGCTAGTGATGGCGTGTCTATTGACAGAGAGCAAAATATCTCGATGTGTTCTAGTGCTGGCAAAGTATTAAGCGAGGACGGTACATATATAACTGTACGTGCTAACTTCTCAGCATATCAAGCCTGTTTATTTTAATAAGAATTTCCACAGGAAATTAATTAGAGGTAGTATCATGAAATTATTAGATTGTAGTGGTGGAAACACCAAGCTTAAAAAGAATAACAAAGATGTTAAACTTAGGGTAGCAGGTTTATCAATGATGCCTGATGATATACTCTGTGTGTTTAGATGGATTGCAGCCTGTGCTCTTGAGTGTTTAAAGTTTGCAGGTCGTGGAACATTCGATGCGGTAGAGAGGGCAAGGCAAGCTAAATCCGATTGGTTCCATGCAGATCCAGAGGCATTCATAGCACAGCTAATACATGAGATAACTCTATTTGAAAAGCTATGTAAAAAGAACGGGGTTGAGTGTTGGATAAGGCTCAATGTGTTTAGTGATGTTCGATGGGAATTAAAACAAAATGGTGCTATACCTCAGCGTTTTCCTAATGTTAATTTCTATGACTATACTAAACATGCTCATCGCTTGAAGCGAAAGCTGCCCGATAACTATACCCTTATGTTCTCATACTCTAAAGCTATTGAGTATCAGAAGTATGTTGACATTGCATTGACCACTGATGCACCCATTAGCGTAGTATTTATAGGCCCAATACCTGAGACTTTTCTAGGGAGGGAAGTATATTTAGGTGATGAGAGTGACATATTAAACTTGGCACAACGTAACAAAGTTATAGCATTAACTTACAAAGTAGCCAAGCGTAAGAAGGGAGAGCCGAAGGTTGATATATCAAAGTCTAACTTTGTAGTAGATACCAGAAACTCTCGCATACCTTTATTAATTGCAGCATAAAAGTTTCCACTGGAAACAATTGAGGAGAGTACTATTATGAACAATCAAGATTACTTAGATGCGTTAGAGACTTTACCTCTTGATGTAAAGAATTATATCAAGCGTAGAGTTGACGCTATGGAGGACATGCGTTACCAACGTGTACGTGTGGACTACTTGGAGATCATCGAGAAAGATTCTCACTTGTTAGAGTCTATAGAATACTTAGAGCTTATCAGTGATGATGAGTGGGATGAAGTCTTTAAACGATATGAAGAAGAGGGTTAATCATGAGCAATGTAAAACGTACCATCAGTCGAGCGCGTCACTATCTAATCAACCTAGATAATGAGAAAGAATATCTTGACTTATGCTTTCAGTTCCTAAAGACTGCACCCCATGAGGAGCGAGAAGAGTTAATCAAGGAGTCATTGAAGGATGGCTTTGCATTACGACACTTTACTAATAGAGGGTATTGATTATGTATACTACTAGCAAGGAATTGTTTAACAAGTTCGCACCTACTTTTAATTTTGAGTTGGATGAGCAGGAGATATTACGTAGAGCTTTAGATGTAGGGTTTGTTGTGGCGTTGCCTAACCCTGATGGTGGACTATTGTATAAAGTAAATGAGGAGTATGGTAATGAGTGAATCAAATAAAGTTTCCACTGGAAACAATTGGAACCGAGATGATGTAATTAAAATGGAGAAGGTTCGCACATTATTGTGTGACATCTACACCAAGAGTGGGGAGACTGTCGAGAACAAACCCTTAGCCACCCTCATTACTAATGCGATCTGTGCTTCATTACTTCTTAGGGTACAGTTAGAGACTGAGCTTGCAGAATCTATAGAGGATACAATAGAGGAGCAGATCATCGCAGTACGGGAAGCTAAGTATGACAGAGAGAATAGTGAGTACACAGATAACATGTACAAATGGATGGAGGAAAATACTAATGACTAACACTAAAGCAAGGGCACTCAAGAGACAGGCCGAGGACAAGGCATTCATTGATGCTGTGATGTCATTGTATGAGGACAATGCAGCCAAGGGCGAGAGGCATGATGCGCCTTATCAAATATACCTTAGTGACTTAGGTGAGGATGATTTTAAATTAACGTATGATGAGTGGTTAGGAGGTGGTGTATGAGAAAGAAGAATCCGTTTGGTAAGAGTAACTTTGATGCACCTCATGCAATCTATGAGGGTGATGGGCCTTGGGGTCACCAGATTATTCATGTGATCAAGACCTATCAACACCCCGACAATGAGCGTAAGAACCCTTATGCTAAGTGGTTGATCGGTGCTAAGACTGACATGACATATGGATCATTTGATTATGGTGACACGTATGTTAAGGAGGCGTTAGTGGGTAACATGAAGTTGGTTAGTGCTGTCGATGGGTGGACTGACTACTATTCTGCTCATGAGTTACCTAGTCAGATAGATGATGATGACTTATTGAATGAGTTGTTTGGTACTGATGGATAATAATATTATTATAACGTGTTGCTAACTTGTTAACTCAAGAGTTCTATTCTATCACAGATCTGGACATAAGTAAACCCTTATGTTAGAATAAGTTTCCACTGGAAACAATTGGGGTTTGTTATGAGATGTGTTAGTTGTGACTGTGAGTTAACAGATTATGAATCAACGAGAAGATATGAATCAGGCGGTTACTTAGATCTATGTACTGATTGTTGTCATGACATGGGTGAAGAGATACCCACTATTAACCGCATTGATTTGTTGACTATAGGAGATGAATGATGGAAGATAAAACGTATGCACAGTTACTTACGGAACGTAATCATGCTAAAGAAATATGGCGTAGGACTACAGGTACTACTGATCATGAGACTATGGCTAAAGCTATTGACTACCTATGCCAATGCCAACAACGACTAGAGGATAGAGAGAATGTTAACACTGAAGCAGAAGATTCAACGGGCGCGTAAGCTAGAGCAGTTAACTACTGAGCTAGACATCTACACCCAAGGCAGTACAATGCGTGAACCCTTTGGTTCTTATAATAAAGGTAAGGCTGATGCTCTTGTTAAGATCATCGCTGAGTTTAAGGAGAATGATCATGAGCTTAGTATTCAAACCTAAGATTGCTGATGTGTTTGAGGGCAAGAGAAGTAAGGAAGTTAAGAAGGTTAAACGTAAGAAACCTCGTTCATGGTTAGCCATACAGATTGATAAGCCTAAAGGTAAGAAGACTAATGCGTGGTCACCTGAAGAGTTGAACATGTTAGTAGACTTACGTGCTATGAATACTTCTGTCTTTGATTGTGCTAGGTTAATTAAACGTGACACTGATAGGACTAGAGCAGCCTTGCATTCATATAACTTATACCCTGCTATCAAGGCTAAGAGATTGATGCTAGTCAGGGAGGTCATAGAAAATGCTTAGTATGTTATTTGTAGAGATCAATGAACGAAAGAAGAAACAAATAGAGGAGGCAATGTCTGATGAGCAGAGTAATCAGTTGGTTTAGTTGTGGAGCCGCCAGTGCTTATGCTACCTACTTAGCCCATGAGAAATACGGGGACAGGATGGAGGCTGTGTATTGTAGGGTAAAGGAAGAGTCTAAAGATAACCTTCGTTTTCTTGATGAGTTTGTTGAGAAGACAGGCATACCTGTAAAGATAATAGGTGATGAGTCAATGGACTACTCTATATTCAAGGTCTTTCATTCCCGTAAGTTTATCAAGGGGCCAACAGGTGCGCCATGTACTATGATACTAAAGAAAGAAGTTCGTAGGCAGTACCAAAGGTATGATGATATACAAATCTTTGGGTATACTATTGATGAGATAAGTAGAGTTGATAGGTTTATTGATTCAAATAATGAGGTAATCACTGACTTCATACTTGTTGAGGATAATATTACTAAGCCTGATTGTATGAGGTGGTTCAATAGTATGGGCTTTAAACTACCTGAGATGTACAGGCTAGGCTATCTCAACAATAATTGCATTGGCTGCGTAAAGGGAGGTATGGGATACTGGAACGCTATACGTGTAGACTTTCCAGAAGCGTTTGATAAGATGGCTAGGACTGAGAGGTTAATAGGACATGCGTTAAACAAGGGGAAGGAAGGGCCAGTATTCTTAGATGAGTTAAGCCCTACTCGTGGTAATTTTAAACGAGATTCTCCTGCCGACTGTGGCTTTACATGTGAATCAAAGGAGGTTTCTAATGCTTAGTATGTTTACGGAGGTAGTGTGGCTGGCTGCTGGACTTGCAGTACTAGGTTCTGTTACCATGTTCTTCCTGTCACCTATGTATGAGTTCTTTAAGTACACTAAGCACAGTGTAGATACAGAGACTGAGTTGTATAACATCATGTGTGATGCACTAGACAGGTCAGAGGAGACAGGTAAACCAGTGAGTATTGTGCTTAGTCATGATGCTAATCTAAAGGAGAAGAGGGATGAAGATTGAAGTAAACATAGATGATGCTAATGCAATCACTGTTGATTGCTTGAAGAGTTATTACCTAGCGAATCGTCATGATGAGAGTGCTAATGTTAGTGCTACTGATTGGGATTTATTAATGTCATTAGACCTAGTGCTTAGTCACTTCATGACTGAACATGAATACGAGGATTTTAATAATGGCCTTCGTCAAAAAACACTTACCCTGTGACGACTGTGGAAGCAGTGACGCACTGAGTATTGATGATAAGGGGTGGAGCACTTGCTTCGCCTGTGAGACTAGAACTAGAGGCAAGGAGATAGACAGTATGGATGTACCAAGTAAGAATGTTTCCAGTGGAAACTTTGATAGGACTAAAGAAGACTTAAACACCAAGCCATACAAGAGCGTTGTCGCTCGTGGCATATCAAGTGACACATGTAAGACATACAAAGCACAGCTACATGGCGAGCGTATGATCTTTGGTTACCATGATAAGGATGGTTTCTTAGTGGGAGCTAAGACTCGGACACCTGAGAAGGAGTTCTTTACATCAGGTGCTTGGTCAGACACAGTACTGTTTGGACAGAACCTATTCCCTAAAGGTGGTAAGTATATTACTATCACTGAGGGTGAGTATGATGCACTGTCTGCCTACCAGATGCTTGGTAGTAAGTACCCTGTCGTATCAATTAAGAATGGCAGTAGTGCTGCACTGAAGGACTGTCGTGCCTCGTATGAGTACCTCGATAGCTTCGATACCATAGTGGTATGCTTCGATTCAGATGAGGTAGGTGTCAAGGCTGCTAACCAAGTGGCTGAGTTGTTCGGTGGTAAGACTAAGATCTATAAGCATACTAAGGATGAGAAGGATGCTAATGATTATCTAAAGTTCGGAAGAACTAAAGAGTTCATTGACAGGTGGTGGTCTTCAGAACGATTCGTACCAGATGGAATCATTGCAGGGTCTAGCCTATGGGATGAAGTTAATAAACCTATAGCACCAGCAGAATGTCTCTATCCTTTTGATGGACTCAACAAGCTTACCTATGGCATACGTTATGGAGAGTTAGTTACAGTCACAGCAGGATCTGGACTAGGTAAGAGTCAGTTCATGCGTGAGATCATATGGCAGATCATTAGCAAGACAGAAGATAATATTGGAATACTATTCCTTGAAGAGAGTATTAAGAAGAGTGCTCTATCTTTAATGTCCCTTGCTGCTAACAAGCCATTGCATCTGCCTGACACTGTGTCAACTGATGAGGAACGTAAGGATGCTTTCGATGCCACACTAGGCACTGATCGTGTGTTCTTGTTTGATCACTTCGGTTCTACTGGTGTTGATAACATCGTTGCTCGTGTTCGTTACATGGCTAAGGGATTAGGGTGTAAGTATATTGTGCTCGATCACGTATCCATTGTGGTGTCAGCACAGGCTAATGGTGATGAGCGTAAGGCACTCGATGAGATCATGACTAGGCTACGTATGCTAGTGCAGGAGACAGGCATTGCCTTGTTCGTGGTGTCTCACCTCAAGCGACCAGATGGTAAAGGTCATGAAGAGGGTGCAGCATCCAGCTTGTCACAGCTACGTGGCTCTGGTTCTATAGCACAGCTTAGTGATATGGTTCTAGGTCTTGAACGTAATGGACAGGCAGAGGATGAGGAGACACGCAACACTACTCATGTACGTGTACTAAAGAACCGATTCTGTGGCATCACAGGCAAGGCTAATGAGTTAGCTTACAGCCATAGCACTGGTAGAATGTTAGAGAAGGAAGAGGAGAAAGAGTTATGAGTAAACATATAAACACTTATAGAATCACCAATCCTGAAGAGGTTGACCTCGTTAACTTTGACGAGGCTATGGAATATCTTAAACTAAAAGGTAAGAAGAATCCTATGCCTTATGATAATGGTAAGATATGTTTTCATCATAAAGGAAATTACTTCTTCATCAATACATTAACTTGGAGTTGGTGCTTACGGAACAAAGCTAATAGGAAATGGAATCGTGCCTCTTCAATGGACGAGGTATATAATGCTATTGAAGAACATGGTGTAAGTTACATGGCTTATGCAAAACGTAAAGGGTGGAAGTGATGAGTAAGATAGGAACATACGCACTGGAGGTAATGGATAATGAAGCTAACACTAGATATAGAAACGACTATGGCACAGGATCAGATATGGTGTTGCGGAATCCAGCGAGAGGGGGAACCAAGGCAGAGATTACTAGTCAACTCAATGCAGCTAGAGCAACATCTCGTAGGAACATCAAGCGTAATAGGTCATAACATTACAGGCTTTGATGCACCTAAGATAAGCAGCCTATGGAATGTATCCATACCTAGTCATAAGCTACGGGACACAGTTCTACTGTCTCGGCTATGGTGTCCACGCTTAGAAGGTGGTCATTCATTAGCAGCTTGGGGTGATCGTTTAGGTTTCCCTAAGATTAAGTTTGATGATTATGATGGTGGCTTGACTGATGAGATGCGACAGTACTGCAAGGTTGATGTTGAGATAACTCATAAGCTTGAGCCTCACCTGACTAGTCTATTACTTGAGGATGGATTCTCAGAGGAATCTATACAGCTTGAGCATGAGGTTGCAATCATTATTGCACAGCAACAGGCTAATGGATTCAAGTTAGATATAGATAGGGCTAATCAATTACTCACTGACCTGATGGGGAGAATGAATGCAATCGAAAGGGAAGTCCAGCTTATCTACCCTCCCTTGGTGGAGAAGCGAGTCTCGGAAAAGACAGGCAAGCAGCTTAAAGATAAGGTCACAGTCTTCAACCTTGGAAGTAGAAGACAAATTGCCCAAAGACTCCAAAGCCAAGGGGTAGTGTTTAAGGAGGAGACACCTAAAGGGGCAATCATTATTAATGAGAAGATCTTAGCAGGGGTTGACCTGCCTGAAGCTCAGTTGATACTAGAGTACCTTACCCTACAGAAGAGAGTTAGTCAGCTTGATTCTTGGGTGAATGCGTTAGCTGATGATGGGCGTGTACATGGTGGAGTGATAACGAATGGAGCAGTCTCTGGTAGAATGACTCATTCAAACCCCAACATGGCACAAGTACCTGCCGCTAAGAAGGACAAGAAGACAGGTGAGTTACTGTGGGGTGCAGCTTCAACCTTCAGTACAGACTGTAGAGCCTGTTGGATTGTAGAGGAAGGTAACGCACTCACTGGTATAGATGCTTCTGGGCTAGAATTGAGAATGCTTGCACACTATATGAATGATGCCGCCTATACCAAGCAGTTATTGGAAGGTGATATACATACATATAATCAACATGCTGCTGGCTTAGAAACTAGAGATCAGAGCAAGACTTTCATATACGCGCTGATTTATGGCGGGGGCTTTGCTAAGATAGGACAGATCGCTGGAGGCTCACCTCGTAAGGGTAAGCAACTGGTTGACAAGTTCATGGCTAACCTACCAGCCTATGCACGTTTGAAGGAGATTGTCTTGCAGAGTATGCGTAAACGTGGTACACTACGAGGGCTGGACGGGCGTAGGTTAAGAGTAGAGTCAGAGCACAGTGCCTTGAATTTTCTCTTACAGTCTGCTGGTGCTATAGTAATGAAGAAAGCTCTAGTACTTCTCAAGCATAGTCTTGATGAGTCAGGAGTGTGGTATAAGTTTGTAGCTAATGTACATGATGAGTGGCAGATAGAGTCCTCGTCTAGTGATGCAGACTTAGTAGGTAGACTCGGAGTACAGGCCATCGTTGATGCTGGTCTACACTTTGAAATGAATTGTCCATTAGATGGTGACTACAATGTAGGACTCACTTGGGCAGACACACACTAGCTTGCATACAGGTCTAGTGATAATGTAACTAAAGGAAAAATCCATGCAAAATCATAACCCACTTAAAATTGAAGCCACTGCTTTCTGGTTCTCATTCCTAGAGAAGAATGAAATGTCAGACAAGTATCAGGTAGATATTAGTGAACTATCAGAAGAGCACGTTGATCGCCTAGAAGGTATGGGTGTATCAGTCAAGAACAAAGGTGATGATCGTGGTTACTTTGTAACTGCTAAGTCCTCTAAGTATGCACCTCATGTAGAGGATGCAGACGGATTCAAAATGACAGACGCTGTAGGCAATGGGTCTAAGTGTACGTTCATTGTCAAACCTTATGACTATAACTTCAAGGGTAAGACAGGCGTTAGCTTAGGACTATCTAAAGCACGAGTGAATGATCTTGTACGTTACGAGGCAGCCACTACGAGCTTTGAGGATATCCCAGAGCTATGATCTTACTCGTTGACGCAGACATACTGTGCTATCGCATAGCTTGGTCTTGCCAAAACGAGTCACAAAAGGTTGCTTGTAAGACCTTACTCAACTTTGTGAATGACATCATCGAGGAACTAGTAATAGATTCAGATGATGCTACTCACGAGGTTGAGTACTACCTAACAGGCAAGGGTAACTTCAGAAAAGACTATGCGATTACTGCTGAGTACAAAGGTAATCGTAAGTCTAGGGAGAAGCCTAAACACCTAGAAGCATTGAGGGATTTCTTTGTGAATGAACTCGATGCCATTGTGACTAGTGGTGAGGAAGCTGATGATCGTATAGCAATACGTGCAACACAAGAAGGTGATAAGTCCATCGCCATATCTCTAGACAAAGACTTCGATCAGTTCGCTGGTTGGCACTATAACTTTGTCAAGAAGAATAAATATTATATTACTGAAGAGGAAGGTCTATTCAACTTCTACATGCAGTTCCTTGTAGGAGACAGTGCAGATAACATCAAAGGTGTAGCTGGTATAGGCCCAGTGAAAGCTAAGAAGTTACTGGCTAATAAGACTGAGCTTGATATGTATGATATATGTGTTGATAAACTAGGCAGTGAAGAGAGAGCTATTGAGAATGGTATTCTCTTATACTTACGCAGACAGGATGATGAGATATGGCAACCACCAAGACTCGCAACAACGGACGTTGGACAGAAGCTAGACATAAGTCTTTCATAATCTCTGCTCTTCGCGGAGCACATAGTAAGTGGGGTGTTAAGGCTGATGTTAAGAAATCTGCTAGAGTTTCTACAGGGAAGTATCTATGTGCTTGCTGTGGCACTGTTGGCCCTGCTACTCTGCCTCCTGATAAGGGACAGTCACGTAGGAAAAATAATGCAGCAGTGGATCACATTGATCCTGTAGTGTGTCCCAAGGATGGGTTCATTGATTGGAATACATACATCAATCGTATGTTCTTAGAAGAAGATGGTTATCAGGTTCTATGCTGGGCCTGTCATGGAGTAAAGACTCGTGATGAGAGAGAACTCCGAACTTTGAATAGGAAAAAGAAATGAAACATTTAATCATACCCGATACACAGGTTAAACCTGACACAAGTTATGATCATTTGACATGGGCAGGTAAGTTTGCTGCTGATACTAAGCCTGATGTTATTATCCATCTAGGTGATCACTGGGATATGTCCTCTCTAAGCTCCTATGACGTAGGTAAGAAGAGCTTTGAGGGTAGGAGGTATACCAAGGACATACAAGCAGGTAACGAGGCTATGGCGGCTCTCATGCAGCCTATACTGGAGGAACGCTGGAGGCTGACTCGTAACAAGAAGAAGCAATGGAATCCTCGTATGATATTCTTAATGGGTAACCATGAGGATCGAATCAATAGGGCTGCTGAGAATGATCCTAAGCTTGATGGGTTGATTAGCTATAACGACTTTGATCTGAATGGCTGGGAAGTCAAACAGTTCTTAGATCCTGTCGTTGTGGATGGTGTTGCCTACTGCCATTACTTTACGTCAGGTGTGATGGGTAGACCTGTTGCCTCAGCTAAGATGCTGCTCACTAAGAAGCACATGAGTTGTGTCATGGGTCATGTTCAAGACAGGGACATAGCCTATGCACGTAGGGCTGATGGTTTAAATATGACAGGACTCTTTGCTGGTATTTACTATCAACATGATGAAGAGTACTTGACACCTCAGACCAATGGATCATGGCGTGGCTTGTGGGTAATGAATGATGTCAAGGATGGTAGCTTTGACGAGATGCCAGTGAGCATGAACTATTTAAGGAAACGCTATGTCAATGACACTAGAAGAATTGAAAGAACGCTTACGAGCGTTGGATGAAACTCATGTGTTAGAACTCTTGCAGCTAGAGAGTCACCACCTAGTAGATAGGTATGAGGATATTATTATTAATAAGTTCTCAGAACTAGAGAATGAAATAGAGGAGATAGATTATGACGTATAATCCATACAGTAACTGGGAAGATAATGACTTGGACTACGCCTTAGATAAGAAGCCTTTGAATAAGGCTATTGAGGATCTATGGACTACACCTGAGTTAGCATCAGATCAGCAGGTTGGAGGTAATCATTATACTAAGCTCAGTATACAGCCAATGACCTACTCTATGTCTAACAACTTGAATGCGTTGCAGCATACAGCCATCAAGTATGTCACTAGGTATCAAGACAAAGGCACAGCTTTGCAGGACTTAGCTAAAGCTCGTCATTGTATTGATATGATGGTTGAAGATTGGATGGAGAATCATGAGTAAGTGGCTGAAGATAGAGACAGGGTACTTGAATACTGACCATGTAGTAGTACTCCACTATCAGTCTATTGTCCTCACGACAGGGACTACAGTGGAGCTACTACCTAATGAGTTCAAGGAACTAGAGAGCATGATCACTGGTATTCCTATACCTGTAGTCAAGCCTGTCCGTAAGAAGAAGAGTAAATAGTTTCCAGTGGAAACTTTATAGGGGACT